ACAGTTGATGGTGCAGCGGGATGGGCAAGATGCCACGCTGAACCAGACTACGATGACAGACCCTCACCCTGGGACCTTAATGACTGGCCTGACGAAGACGAAGAGAATGAAGAAGAGGAGCCTGGTTTTCATGATGAGGATGAGTGTAACTGCTCAGATCCTGGATGCCCCTGCGGAGGAACTAAAAGAGGAGGAGTGTGATGAAAGTAGAAATGGCATTCACACTAACAGTCGATGTCCCGACAGAGGATTTTGACGAAGCAGAATCACTGGCACAGGACAAGGCAATATCAATCATCGCTCAGACAGAGTACGCTACCGGCTACCGGCTTAAATACCGGCCCACGGCATTATCCTTCGCACCTGAGATTGATGTTCAAATGAAGAAACTTTTTGACGCTAATTAATTAAACAGACAATTAAAAAACTTAAAGACATGACATTGGATGAACTCTTAAAACGGGCCGAGATAGTATCAAAAATTGCTTTTGTCTTATGTGTTATACTGATAATATTAGTTTTCATTAACACCTTCATATTAAATTAATTAAACAGACAATGGAAAAATCAGAATCAATCAAAGAACTCGCCAACGCCCTGTGCAAATTCCAGGCAGAGGTTGAGAAGATTAAAAAAGGAGCAACGAACCCTTTCTTTAAATCTAAGTACGCTACCCTTGCCGACATCCTTGATGTCATACGGCAACCACTCGCAAATAATGGACTCTCATTCGTGCAGTTTCCTAAAGGTGTTCACAGCCTTGAGACAATGCTTATGCACACTTCAGGTGAATACCTTGCGGAGAGCTACGAAATGAGGCCTACAAAAGACGATCCTCAAGGAGCGGGTTCTGTTATCACCTATCAGAGAAGATACGCCCTGGGGGCTGTATTAGGCCTTAATATCGATGAGGATGATGACGGGAATAAAGCATCAGCTCCAGTATCACCTAAAGAAGTAAAGAAAGACCTGTTGACTCCTGACCATGTGAATTGGGATAAGGCGGTTAAGTATGTGTCAGACGGGGGAAACATAACAGACCTCACAAAGAAATACATCATTGACGGAAAAACTGAGAAACTTTTAATAAACGCAGCTACACATGAGTAAACTACTATTCGGCAAAATCAACTTGTCAAAGATTGACAAGACAAAACTTTTCAAAGGTGAAAAGGGAATCTGGATGGATCTTACGATCTGGCTTAACGACAAACCCGACAACTACGGGAATGATATGAGTATTGAACAGGCAACCAAGCAGGGCGAAGAAAAGATCTACATTGGGAGCGGTAAGTACCACACACCTAAAGAACCTGTTCCGGCAACTGAAGACGATGTTAAGGATTTACCTTTTTAATTAACAGACAAATGGAAACAGCAATCAGCACACTATCTGTACTCCCTTCAAACAGGGATCAGATAAGAAGCTTTTCCCGTCAGCTTAAAGACGAGATACTATCGGGTAACACCGACCCTTTAAAAGCCCTTGTGCAGCTTAAATTCATTGAAAAGATGCTCGAGGACATCCTAAAAGATGAAGAACTGGACCGCCTCTTTGTTAAGGAACTTCAGTTATACGGCAAAGAAAAAGTTGTTGAGATTGCCGGGGCGAAGTTGATGCAGACAGAGGTAGGCACCAGGTACGATTACGAAGCCTCTGGCGACCCGAAGTGGTTTGACCTGAAGAAACAGTCAACCGAGGCATCAGAACGCCTTAAAGAGCGTGAGAAGTTCCTTCAGACGATCCCTTATGACCAGGGGGTTGTTGACCCTGACACGGGTGTATTCATTACACGGCCACCGAAGACAAGCAAAACAAAAGTAAAGTGTGTATTATAAAACATAAAAAACAGAAACTCAATAACCATTATTATTATGAAAACAGAAAAAAAGGACGGATACTATTTGATTATTCTTTCTGAGGAAGAAATGAATCAATGGATGGGTTCCGGAAGCGAAAACTTGAATCATCAAGCTAATGTAAATCCTTTAAAGGGATTAAGGAAGAATACTGTAGATTTTTATCACAGGTTGAAAAATAAATTTGGAACAAATGTAAAGATTAATTGGAAAGAACCTTATGTGATAGAAACTAAACGTGAATTATATGTGAATTACAATGCACTAAATAGTTTGAAACAGAGGGGTTTAATCGAGATTGTTAAAAAAATGAATAATGGAAGTGGAAATATTGACCACTTTACAATATTGTTCTGATGAAACTTGAAGCAATAGCGGTTAAGGAAGACGGGAAAGCCTTTCGGATAATTAACAGGGAACTTCTTTATAAGGAGCTGACTGAGTTACCGAAAGGCCGTTACCGCCTTATCATTGAGAAATACAGAAAGAAGAAGTCTAACCCGCAACTTGGTTATCTGTTCGCCTGTATTTATCCTTATGTGCTACGAGGATTGAATGATTTAGGATGGGAGTTTACAAGTCTTGATGAGGTAGATGTTGAATGTAAAAAACGATTTGCCTCACAAGAAATCATAAACAGGCATACGGGCGAAATAATGGAGATACCGGCTCTTAAACGTGACATGACGACAACAGAGTTTGCTACCTATGTCAACGCCATCCGTGACTGGGCATCCGAATACCTGAATGTTTACATCCCTGAACCGGGGGAACAAACGAAACTTTTTGAAAATGAGTGAACGAACATTACACCGTGCGGTATGTGATTATATCCGCTTACAATATCCTAACGTAATATTCAATTCTGACCTATCAGGGGCCGGTAAACTTACGATAGGACAAGCCACAGCATTGAAGGCCCTCCGATCCGGAAGGGGTTTTCCAGACCTTGTAATATACGAGCCGAGGGATGATTATCACGGCTTATTTATTGAGCTGAAACAGGAAGGGACAAGGGTGTGGAATAAAAAACTCGCTGGAGCCACGCCTCATATCGAGGAACAAATACAGATGTTGGAAAAACTCAACGATAAAGGTTATGCTGCCTGTTTTGCAGTAGGCTTTGATGAAGCAAAAACAATAATTGATAACTACCTATCATGAAACACTTCTACACTATTGAACTGGGACAGACTAAGAAGCGGGTACACTGCGGGATAGTCCGGCTGTTTATCGAAGCCTTCCGCCTTGCTTTTCACTCCGAGGATTGGCGGGTAAGTATAAGGACATTCTGTCACGATGAATTAAATGGTTTGGCTATGAACTGAAAGCCGAACCACAAAAGATAATTAAAAGTACAAACCAAACAGAGGCTTTTTGTTTATAGCCTTTGTTATAAAACGTTTTATTATGGAATTATTTGATTGCCCGACTTGTGGGCGTGGTGGGTGGACAACCTACGAAATAGAAGATGGCTTATGCCCTTGTTGTCAGCAAGAAGAGTTTGAAACAGAAGAAGAGTGGGAGGAAGAAGAGTGGGAGGAAGAAGAAAAATATCAGAATGATGGCTCTTAAATGTTTTATAACGGTTGAGGCTAAGAGCAGTTGCCTAAAATACTGCTCAAAATTTGCACTATGCTTGATGGCAATTGCTTTTAGCCTTTGTTAGTGGCTGGTGCGTAAAATGAAAAAAATGGTAAAATCAGCACTAATTGAAGCAAAAAAGCTCTTAGACTTTTACATTGAAAGTACAGACGATTTAAATGTAGAACAAACCGAAAGTGTAAAGCACTTCATAAAAGCATTAAAAGCTGGATGTGGCTGTGATGATTATAATGGATTTGACTGTGGATGTGGTAAAAGAGCTTTTTTGTGTGATGAAGCATTGAAAGAGTTAGATGCCAGCACTTGCCACTAACTACCTATATGTCTACTAAAGGTGGACATAACCTATCAAAATAGAAAATAACAATGAAAGACAACAAATCAAAGCAGATAGCCATCCTTGAACGGATACTAAGCTATGCAGAGTTTAAAAAGAAACACCTGCCTGAACTGAAGGTAATGGCTGAGAAACTTAAAAAATTGAGAGATGAAAATAGTTTACATAGCACACCCACTAAGCGGTGATATTGAAGGGAACCTATCAAAAGTGAGCGATATTATACGTTACATAAACCTGACAGAGCCGGATATATTGCCCTTTGCTCATTACTTCGTTGACTGCCATGCCTTAGATGATACAATTCCAGAGGAAAGGGAGCGTGGAATAAAGAATGATATAGCCCTGCTCAAAGCTGGATTTATTAACGAAGTGTGGTTATATGGCGATAGGATAAGCAACGGGATGAGGCACGAAATAGAACTTGCGGAAAGTCTTAATATTCCAGTTATCCCAAAGTCGCCCTCAACTAAACACTTTTACGTTAAATGAAACCTACTAAAATGATACCACAAATTAAATGTCCTATCTGCGGAAACACCGAAGTCTACCGCATCAGCCGGTTAGTCATCCCTGAACCGGGAGGACGGGAAACAGTTTATGTCGACTACTCGCTGGCACGTTCCGAGGAACCGGGGAGCTATGAATGTGTCGACGGACATCAGTTTAAAATAGAGAGAGAATATGAGACACGGCAGTTTGTTTAGTGGTATAGGAGGCTTCGACCTGGCTGCCGAATGGATGGGATGGGAGAACGTGTTTCACTGCGAGTGGAACGAGTTCGGACAAAAAGTTTTAAAATATTACTGGCCTAATGCAATAAGTTATGGAGATATCACAAAGACAGATTTTACTATTCACCGAGGACAAATTGACATCCTTACCGGAGGATTTCCTTGTCAACCGTATTCACTTGCAGGAAAACGAAAGGGCAAAGAAGATGAGAGACACCTCTGGCCAGAGATGCTTAGAGCAATTAGAGAGATTCAACCAAGTTGGGTCGTGGGCGAAAACGTTCCTGGCATCGTTAATTGGTCAGGAGGGTTGGTATTCCACGAGGTGCAGACTGACTTGGAAGCTCAGGGGTACGAAGTATTCCCGTGTATATTGCCAGCTTGCGGTGTCAATGCTCCCCATAGAAGAGAGAGGGTCTGGTTTATTGCCCACAATAACAACGCAAGAGATAGAGCACCCCACAATGAAATTAACGGACACAGGCAGAAGGATAGCGAACAATGGCAGCAGTCACAGTCTGAATCTTGCGGATACGGCAAGGATGTTGCCAAGAGGATTAATGCCAACCCCTCAAGCAATGGAGTCTCCAAGCAAAACAGAAAAGATGATGGAATTAAAAGAAAAGGGATTGCCATTAATGAGCAGATCAATGGGAGACAACAGTCGCCAATTCAATTTAAAAGACTGGATGATGTATTACGACTTACTTCCGACACCGAGGGCTTGCGAATCAATAGAACGCAGGAACATGAAGACCATTGTGGACAAGGTGGAGAACGGAGGAGATGTGACATTGACAACACTTGCGAAATACAAGGAGGGGATGTTACTTCCGACACC